GAATATCATAAGTTCTGGGCTGAACTATTAATTAAATTCATTGATGAACAAGGAATACTTGACATGGCCCTTTGATTTGTAATAAAATAACTCTGTCAGGGTTCAAGGGATAAATAAGGCTCATATAATTTTAAGATCTTTATGAGCTATGAAAACCCTTGGATCTACAATGGAGAGGTTTTTGAGTCTGATCATATTCAAGATCACTTTGGTTTTGTTTATCGTATTGACTGTCTTGAAAATAATCGTAGCTATCTCGGTAGAAAATATTTCTGGAGTTTCCGCAAAGAGAAAGGAAAATCTAGAAGAACTAAAAAGGAGTCCGATTGGAAAAAGTATTATGGATCTTGTCCAGAACTTAAAGAAGATATAAAAAAATTAGGGAAAGATAAGTTTCGAAGATTCATAATTTCTCTTCATGATTCTGTAGGTAAAACCAATTATGAAGAGACTCGTCAGTTATTTGTAAATAATGTTCTGATAGAATCTTTAGATCATAACATTCCAAAGTATTATAATTCAAATATTCTTGGCAGATATTACAGGAAAGATTATTTTGAAAAAGGTCTTGACAAACTCTGAACCTGCTGGTAGTATAAGAGGGTTCTTGGTCGTTAAGGATTACTTTCATGGAAAACCAACTGACTAATGTTGATCTAAAAGATAGTATTATTGACCGCATTCATTACCTTGCAGAACTTGGGGATTATCTCAATGCCTGTGCGGTTTATGAAGAGTTTCGGGAAACGATTCAAGACGCAAATAAGTGATTATTTGTAACAAAACTAAATAATCACTTATAATGATCTTCGTCATGAGATTTTGAAGTGACATTAGAGCCGTGGAAAGTGCCCTCCGAGAGGCTGGGTATACCCCCTTTCTATACGGATGTAGAGTTCAATTAAAATTAATGCAACAATTCTTTACTGTAGCCCTGCCCCTTCTGGCATCGGTTACAACCAATACGACACTACTGCCAGTGTTTCCTCCATTGACAGCGCCACCAGCGCCATTTTCCGTTATTAAGGAGTTTGAAACAAAGACAGCAATCCGCGAGGTTGCTCCCGAAAAACCAAAAGAGAAAAGGCTAATTTGTAAAGGGTGTTCAGAACACGAATCACTTGCTTTGGATTATTTCCAAGAGCAAGGAATTAAAGACAGAAACGCCCTCGCTACTATCCTGGGCAATATTAAGCAAGAATCTATGTTCGTGCCTAATATTTGTGAAGGTGGTAGTAGGACCAGTTATCATGGCTGCCGTTTAGGTGGTTATGGTCTGATCCAATGGACATCTGCCGATCGTTATCATGGATTGGGTGATTTTGCTAAGAGGTATGGTGGTTCTCCATCAACACTTCCTACGCAACTTCGTTATCTAACGACTGAGGTTCAATGGAAACGAATTGAAAACAGGATGAAAACTCCTGGTAAATCTATCAATCGTTACATGGACTATGCGTATAGTTGGATTGGTTGGGGCATTCATGGTGCTCGCACATCTTATGCTCATGAATATGCTAACCGACTGATCACGGTAGAAGTTTGATACAATAGAATAGGAGGAAGGGGTTGACAATACTCCTTCCCCACTCTATACTCTAAATATGGAGAGGTGTCCGAGTGGTTTAAGGAGCAGACCTGGAAAGTCTGTGTGGAGGTAACTTCACCGAGGGTTCGAATCCCTCCTTCTCCGTTGACAATCCAACCTTTTAATGGTATGATTGTCTTATGTCTCAGTAACTCAGTGGAATAGAGTATCCGCCTTCTAAGCGGTTAGTCGTTGGTTCGAATCCAACCTGAGACGCTTGACTTTTTGAGAAAAAAGTCTTATAAATAAAAACACTTAGGTCGAAAACAATGTCTTATCCAATGCCCAAACAGTTTACCATTCTTGATTGCCTCTATTGGCATATCGAGGGTGCTCCCCTGTTTGCAGATATGGATAGACATATGTAAGATGTTTAATTCATAAAAGCAAAAGACAGGGGAGAGAAACCAAAAGTTTTCTCCCCTTTTTTATTGCCTGTGACAGTTTCCTAAGTGTCCACCAACCTTCTCCCAAAGATCAAACGGTGGTATTCTTAAAGGGTGGTTGAGAGACCACCAGCACCTTGAAAATTTAATTCCATGGGTATGTAACTCAGTTGGTAGAGTAGCGGGCTTTTAACCTGTAAGTCGTCGGTTCGAACCCGACCATACCCATTGACCGCCGCAGTTCGGTCATTAAATATAAACTGTTCTGGGAGGATTTCCGAGTGGTTAAAGGAATCTGACTGTAAATCAGACGGCTCTGCCTTCACAGGTTCAAATCCTGTTCCTCCCACCTTGACCCATTAGTGTAGCGGTCTATCACGCCACCCTGTCACGGTGGAAATCACGGGTTCGAATCCCGTATGGGTCGTTGAAGGTAAGGAAAGCAAAAGGAGCATGGGAACCAGAAATGGAGATACCGCACCTGCCTTCAAAACAAGTTCCTATCGACTAGCGGTTAGGTCACCACCCTTTCAAGGTGGCAGCACGGGTTCGAATCCCGTTAGGAATACCAACGGAATGTAGCTCAGTTTGGTAGAGCACTCGCTTTGGGAGCGAGATGTCGCAGGTTCGAATCCTGTCATTCCGACCACGGGAGGTAGCTCAGATGGTAGAGCACGGGATTGAAGATCCTGGTGTCGGTGGTTCAATTCCACCCCTTTCGACTTGGGTTGCTGCCCGATATGAGAAACACTCCTGTATTTCTAGGATACGGTAGGGTGAAAACTCGGAATTACCTCTGCCCCGTCTCTTGGGGATGCGAATTGAGGAAAGGTAAAGGGAAGAGACAGCAACCCATATTGGAATCGTAGCTCAGTGGTAGAGCACTCGGCTGATAACCGAGCGGTCACAAGTTCAAATCTTGTCGGTTCCACTCTGGTGAGCCTTAGTCCATCTGAGGAAAAAAGTCTTAGGATCTAGTCAATCTTTAGAGACAAGTATTCCAACAAGGAGAATAAAGGTAGGGGAATGACTATCCCCTTTATGGCAGTGTAGTTCAGTGGTAGAACAAGAGATTCATACCCTCTATGTCGGTAGTTCAATTCTACCCACTGCCTTGTGTCGTTAGCCTAGTGGTCAAGGCATCTGTTTGTGAAACAGAGGAGATGAGTTCAATTCTCATACGACACCCCGCCCGATTAGCTCAGTGGTCTAGAGCAATTGTCTAGTAAACAATAGGTCGTCAGTTCAAATCTGACATTGGGCTCTTAGTTCAGGTGGCAGAGTGGTCGAATGCAGAAGTCTGCAAAACTTCTATCATCGTGGGTTCGAATCCCACCCTGAACTCCTATTGAGAAATCGTCTAATGGTAGGACACCTCCCTTTGAAGGAGTTTATCTAGGTTCGAGTCCTAGTTTCTCAGCCAGTTGGGTTGGTCTAATGGTAAGATGCAGGTCTCCAAAACCTTGCGATGGGGGTTCGAATCCCTCACCCTTCGCCTGTCCTTTTAGCTCAGTGGAAAAGAGCAGTAGGCTACGAACCTATGTGTCGGGAGTTCGAATCTCTCAAAGGACGCTTGACAAACTCTTCAGAGTTTGTTACTATATAAAGAGATAGAGGTTAAGACACTGTTCGTTCTTGAGGCGTATCACTCTTAATCCATCATTCCCTTGTAGCTCAGCGGTAGAGTCGTCGGCTGTTAACCGATTTGTCGCAAGTTCGAATCTTGCCGGGGGAGTTGGAAGGTCTGGAAATGTTCGGATCTTCCTCTAAATCCTAAGTTCGCTTAGGTCGGGGACTTGATCACCCCCGTTCGTAGGTGCCAAAACCGCTCCTCATCCCGAGTATTCTGTGGGTGAGTGAATGTCAAGAGTGGGGACATAGGTAAAGTCCTCAACGCCTACCACAACCTCTGGTAGTCTATTGGTAAGGACAGGTGGACAACACACATGGAAACTGGGTTCGATTCCTAGACAGAGGAACAAGTCGATGTGGCGGAATTGGTAGACGCGCTGGGTTTAGGTTCCAGTGTCTTTAGACGTGGGGGTTCAAGTCCCTTCATCGATACTTGACAATTGAAACTATATAGTTTATAATTGTCTCATGCGGAATTAGTTCAGTGGTAGAACGCCATCCTTCCAAGTTGGATGTCACCGGTTCGAATCCGGTATTCCGCTCTTGGGCGATTAACTCAGCGGTAGAGTGGCCTCCTTACAAGTGGTAAGTCACTGGTTCGATTCCAGTATCGCCCATTATTAAGATACAAAGAATGGATATTAATGTTTATGATAAACTTGGTGATGTAGTTAAATCTATCAATCTTGAAGACTCTATTGAATATGTTGATGGTAGAGTATACAAAGGAGACAAATTTTACTACAAAGGTATAGGAATTCCATATCAGTTTCATCATATTCATCCGGATGATATGTCGGATGAATATGATTTTATTGATGTATGTGATGTTTTCTACATTGGTAATTTAGTTTCGAAAAAAGTCTTCGCAGGAAAGACTGGAATATTTCAAGAAAAATATCAAACTCATTTTACCGATTGGATTGGTGCTTGTGGTATAAAGGAACTCAACATATTTGAAAATTTATATGATGAGAGTGGATTTGAATTCAGTGCAATTGAAGTTTTTGAATATCAAATTATTGATGAACAAAATCAACAATATTATTTGAAGGTTGATTATCCAGAAGGTAGAAATAATTACTTAACGAGTCCTGATCCAAAAAAACTTAGGCTTCTTTTGGACTATATGATTCAAAATGATTGGAACTTTCCTTGGGATAAAAATTGTCTTACAGATATTAACTCAGAATCTAAAATAACTGACGTAGCTGATATCTTTAAGTCCTCAGATATTTCTCATAAGATTGGAACAGTTTATGCTTTGTTGCATAGTCTTTATCAAAATGATCAAAATGCATACTTTGAATTTTGTGAATCAAATTCTTTAATGCACTATAATAGAATGAGTTTTATTCTTAATACTCTTTCTATTCTTCAATATAATAATGTAGATGTTAGTCATTTATATTCAACAACTCCGGTTGAAACTTATAAAAATATAATTTATAATTACTTGATTACTGGAAAAAATTGTGGTTTCTGTGGGGTTGGTAGTTGTAAAGGAAGAAAGGATTCTAATCAATCTTATGGTGAGGAAATTCGAAACGAATATATTAAAATGGCTAAAGTTCAATTGAACTTATAAATACTTGAAAAAAGTATCTGTATAATGGAAACACTTTTTAAACTACTGAGTGATGCTCAGGCTAGTCTTTTTGTTCTCTTTCAAAAGACATGGGTATACCACTGGAATGTAGTTGGTGACGATTTTTATCAGTTCCATAAGTTATTTGGAAAACATTATGAAGCAATGTTTGATCAGATAGATCGTCTCACCGAACACATGAGGTATCTAAATATCAAACCAGTGCCAACTCTATCAAGAATTACTGAAGTATCTCATATTTCAGAAGCAGATAGTTCTCTAGATAGTATGGGAATGATTCGTGATCTTATTTCCAGTCACCAAAAAATTGTAGAACTTCTAAGACAAGTTGCAGAAGAATCTGAAACACAAAAATCAAGAGGAACTACAAATCTAGTTGATGATCTGAATGAAGAACATGGTAAGTTTATCTGGATGTTGAGATCATTTACCGATAAACCAAGTAAGAAAGTTCAAGAAGAATTAGAAACTACGGAAGAAACTACGGAAGAAACTGAAGAAGAAATTACAACTGAAGAATAATTTAAGGTATTGATCAATGTTAAAAGTAAGATGTAAGGTGTGTAACACCGAGTTGGAGTCGCATCCAACAAAATCAGTATGTTGTGGATGTGATAATATGACACTGGTAAAGGGAGACACCATCACTGCTGTTGACCTAAATCAGGTAGTTATGTTAAACTCACTAAAGGAAAATAAAAAGGATAGCCTGTTCAGTCCATCTGAACTTGCTTTCCAAGAGTCCAGACGAGCTCGTAAGGTTCGTAAACTGGATTTTGAAATCCGATAGGAGAATTGGCCGAGTGGTTTAAGGCGGGAACCTGCTAAGTTCTTGAGGAGTTTACGCTTCTCCGTTGGTTCGAATCCAACATTCTCCGTATGGAAAGGTGGCCGAGTGGTTTAAGGCAACTGTCTTGAAAACAGTCGATGTGAAAGCATCCGGAGGTTCGAATCCTCTCCTTTCCGTTTAGAAAAGTTACAAATTTAATTATTGCTTAATCAGTGTGTCGCAATGAACACATAAAGTTGCCCTTTGGGCTTCCATGATTATTATATACTTATGTACAAGTTAATACCTTATGGATCAACATACCTACGAAAATTGGGTGAAGATCAAAGAGACCTTTGAGGTCTCAGGTAACATGGATAATATGTTCTACAAAAGAGCATGTGAAATCGTAAAAACCAAAAAAGATCCTCTAGCTAAGTTTCTTGGAGATGAAAAGTGATGGAACCTCAGGACGAATTAATAAGTCGTAGTGAAGTCCAGGAGATGATTGATGCCGCAATTCGTAGACACAACCGTAATGCTTCAATTATTAGTATGTGTGTTGGTTGGGTGGTTCTTTCTTTATTTGCTGAGGGACTTCTAAGACTTATTGGAGTTATTCCACCAGTGTTACCATGGCTAAACATTACCCTGAAATAATAGGTATAGTTTTTCTATTAGTATTTGCTACTACAATGTTCTATCAAGGGACATGTATTATAAGAGGACAACGTGGTTATTCTCTTCGTGATTATTTGAAACAAGATAGTACAAACATGCGTAAAAGAATTGAAGAACTACTCAAAGACAAATGATATTTCTTACAGAGGAAGATCTAAAAGAACTACAAGAAAGAGTTCTGCAACAAAAAATGTCTGAGTTGTTTGAAGAACCTTGCACATATGAGGACGATGATAACTATGGAATTCCAAGAACTTATTGAGTTCGTCACAAAACAACTTTTAATTTTCGTTGTGTTTATGTGTGGTCTTACCATAGGTTATATGTACGGACATAAAGATGGAGGTGGTTAAATATGAATAGTTTAACTTTGTTGGCTAGTATTTGTGTATTTGGATCAATTGGATTATTTATTTTTTGGGGACTGGGACACGCTTATCCATAAATTGGGAGAGGACAAATGAAGATTTTTTTAGATACTGCTGATGTTTCTTTTATTAAATCAGCATATGAAACGGGTTTATTGGATGGAGTCACTACAAATCCATCACTTATTTTAAAAAGCGGAAGACAACTTTTGGAGGTTATTCAAGAGATTGCATCAGATTTTCCAGATTTACAAAGCATTTCTGCAGAGGTTGTTGCCGATACAGCAGAAGAAATGCTTTCGCAGGCACAACATTATTTTACAATCGCACCTGCTGTTACAATTAAAGTTCCTTGCACAGTAGAAGGACTTAAAGTTTGTAAGACACTTTCCGATAAAGGAATTAAAGTTAATGTAACTCTTGTGTTCTCAGTCGCTCAGGCAATTCTTGCATCAAAGGCAGGAGCAACATTTATCTCACCTTTCGTTGGTCGTTGGATGGATAATTCAATTGATGGAATTGAACTTATCAAGAACATTCGTAAGGCATTTGATTACTCGGGAACATCCACTCAGATTCTTGCAGCATCTCTTCGTGATGTAAGACAGGTAGAACAATCTGCTCTTTCTGGTGCTGATGTAGTTACAATTCCTCCCATTGTATTCTGGGCAATGTATAAGAACATTATGACTGATAAGGGTCTGGAACTCTTTCAGAAGGATTGGGAAGAAGTGTTGAATTCTGTTAATAAGAAGTGAAAAATATTGTAATCTTTGGTGCAACGGGAGACTTGTGCCGTAGGAAACTTATACCAGCACTTTATACTCTTCATAAGAAAAATCTTTTACCAAAAGGATTAAAAATTATTGGAGCTTCCAGAACTAATCATTCTAAAGAAAGTTGGGTGGAAGTATTGGGAAGTTATTCCCAAGAGTTTATTAAGAGACTTGAATATGTTCCTTGTGATTTAAGTGATTCAGAATCCCTTAAATTATTGGAATCCTATGAAGACACAACTTATTTTCTTTCTGTTCCACCAGAAAGATATGCTGATGCTATTACAAACCTAAAAGAAGCAGGTAAGTTAGATGACGCAGAAAAATCAAGAGTCATTATTGAGAAACCTTTTGGCACCGATCTTCAATCTGCTAATTATCTACAATCTGTGGTGGCTGGATATTTACGGGAAAAACAAGTATATCGCATTGACCATTATCTCGGTAAAGATACTGTTAATAATATCCTTGCCACCCGCTTTAGCAATATATTATTGGAACCACTTTGGAACAGGAACTTTATAGAAGAAGTCCAAATCTTTGCAACTGAAACAATTGGTTGCGAAGGTCGTGCCCAGTATTATGATACTGCTGGTGCCGTAAGAGATATGCTTCAAAACCATATGCTTCAGGTGCTTGCACTAATTGCAATGGAACCTCCTTGTAAAAATGATGCTAAAGAAATTCGCAGAGAAAAGGTTAAGGTTCTTGCCGCAACTAGACTTGGTGATAATGTAGTTCTCGGTCAATATGATGGATATAAAGGTGAAGATGGAGTAAATCCAGATTCACAGACTCCAACTTTTGTTGCGGGTGATCTTTATATTGATAACTGGAGATGGAAAGGGGTTCCATTTCACTTTATGACAGGTAAAAAGATGCCTGTGAATTGTGTTGAGGTTGTAATTAAATTTAAGTCTCCACCACAACAATTATTTGATGGACACGAATGCAACGATAGAATTGTAATGAGATTGCAACCAGATCCACATTTGGATATGCGTATTGACATCAAATCTCCTGGACTAAATGATAATGTAGAATCAGCAATTCTTCAGTATCATTATCCAGTAGAAAAAGCAATTGATGGTTATGTAAAACTTTTTTATGATGCAATAAATGAGGATCAATCCCACTTTGTCCATGCTGATGAAGTGTTAGAGTCTTGGAGAATTGTTGATGATCTTTTATGTACTGGAGATCAATGTCGCATTATGACAATGCCATATCTTTATAATGAAGGTGTTTGGGGGCCTTCATCTAAAACAGAACTTGTTACAAAGTGGGACTATCCACTTAAATTAAAATAGGAGTAAAAAATGAAAGTAGGATTAATTGGACTGGGTAGAATGGGCGAAGGTATGTCTCGCCGTATGATGAAGGCAGGAATAGAAGTTTGGGGTTATCGCAGAAACTATGAAAAAGCACAAGAAGCATTTGAAAACGGATATGTTAACGGTGTTACAACTTCTATACAAAGCCTTGTTCAAGTAGTAAAAAATGGTGGCACTCAACCAGGTATTTTTCAGATGGTTGTACCTGCTGAAACTGTAGAGGAGACGATTAATGAACTACTACGATATTGTGGTGAAGGAGATATTATTATTGATCATGGCAATAGCAATTTTAAGGACAGTCGGAAGAGAGCAGAACGCCTGGCAAAGGTTGGCATCCAATATATTGATTGTGGCACTAGCGGCGGTGTTTATGGTCTGGATCGTGGATACTGTCTTATGGTTGGTGGCGGAGATACTGCGGTCTCCACTTGTTCAAGCATTTTTAATGCCCTCTCCCCAGGAATTGACGCTGCCCCCAGGACTCAATTTGACTCGGACATAACTTCTGCTGAATATGGATGGTTGCATTGTGGTGGTCCAGGTGCAGGACATTTTGTAAAGATGGTGCATAATGGCATTGAATATGGTATAATGCAAGCATACGCAGAGGGATTTAACATCATCAAAAACTCTAATGCAGGTGCTCAGTATGTTAGAGAAGGTGACGCAGAGGTTGCCCCGATGGCAGACCCAGAATCCTATTGCTATGACATTGACGTTGCTGAGGTTGCTGAGTTATGGCGTCGTGGTAGTGTGGTTGGGTCTTGGTTACTTGATCTTACTGCTGATGTGTTACGCAGGGATGGTAGCCTTAAACAATTCTCTGGAGGGGTTTCCGACAGCGGTGAGGGTCGTTGGACTGTTTCTGCCGCTGTGGACCTTGGTGTACCCGCTCCTGTCATTACTACTGCCCTTTATGAAAGATTTAATAGTCGCAATCTGGGTACTTTCGCATCCAAGGTTCTAAACGGAATGCGTTACATGTTTGGTGGACATCACGTAAGATAGGAGTTTTCAATGAAACGATTCAAAGATTTTTCGGATTATGAGTTGCAACTTTTAGCAGATGCTATTTGGATGAGACAAAGACGTTTTATTGCTGGCGATCGTAGGTTTATGGAGTATGGAGTAATACTGGATGAGATTCGTGAAAGAATAAATTATGTACCAGGAATATTTTCATAATGTTATTAGGTAAAATACTGATGTTCATTTCAGTTCCTTTCGTACTAATAACTCTTTATTTCGGAACAAGGGGAGGTTATTACGATTCTAGTGATTACGATGGAAATGGAACAGCACACTAATCTGGTATTTAAGTTTGTAGAATTTGTACTAAATAGTCCCATATCAATCTTTATTATTGGTATGGGCTTGACAGTCGTTCCTACATTAGGTATAATGTATGTACATTCAACAAATGATGAAAATAAAAACGGGCATTAGCGCAGTTTGGTAGCGCGCCTGCTTTGGGAGCAGGATGTCGGGGGTTCAAATCCCTCATGCCCGACTTAATAAATACACAAAAAAATGCAATTTTATACGGTGGAACAATTTCAAGAACGTTGGGAAGAAATGATTGGAAGAGTTGAAAGTGGTGAACATATAGGAATAACTAACGGAAAGAATAGATGTGTAATGATTCCTGCGGATGAGGAACTCATACGCATATATACGGAAGAAAATAACGAAGCACCTTAATATTCTTGCGAGTGAGACTTGGTAGTCAGAGGAGTCTTATAAACTCTTTCCGCCAGATTAGCGGCTTTGACCTGGTTCGAATCCAGGCACTCGTACTTTGCTGGTTTAGCAATCTGGCGAATGCAATCGACTCATAATCGATGGGAGGCGAGTTCGATCCTCGCAACCAGCACTGGACACTTTTTCAAGTGTCTCCCTTGACTTTTCTAAGTCTAGACCCTATAATAACAAGGTAAACAAATTCAAACAAATGTCACTCACTGATAAATTCAAAAAAGATCTTCAAACTCTGAAGTCTGCTGCTAACGGAGAGTCCTATCTTGATGTGAAGAATCCAAAACTCTTCAAGAAAGTCCGTAAGTTTTATGAATCTAATGGTGTAATTTTCTCCGGAGATCCTTTGGATGATTATGATATTCTTATGGAATATATCTATAGTGATCTTGAAGCCGAAGGAGTTCTTGCGTGACAGTTGAGATACTTCCTAAAATTCTTCTTGAACGAGAGGGATATAGGTTTGTTCAAAAGGGTATCATCGAACTCAATGGTATGCCTGATTATAGAATGCAAAAGAAAGATCATTACACTAAACGATGGAATGATATCTATCTTTTTGATAATGTGCTACAATGTTCTACTGCAATGGAGGATATTGAGTATGCGAAATGGTTAGATCCAGATCGAGTTCCTTGTTATGTGAAGGATGATGGTGATGATGATGTATAGTCTCGGTTATGACTTAAAACTAAGCCCTGGTCGGGAGCAACCCCCTTATGTCTAAAACAAGTGTCTTAAGATATCTTGGGAACCTTCTTCTCGTAATTGGTTATCAAACTATGTTATGGGGAGATTTTAAATATGGTTTGGTGGTTAAAGTTATTGGAGGTCTTCTCACAGTACCATTTGCAATCAAACTTAAACTTTGGGATGTGTTATTCTTATGCGCTTTCTTTGGTATTACCGAGATATCAAAGTTAACCCAACTTTTCTTGGTTTCTTAAAACCAAGTGGTGGAGTCAAATTTGACCCCTTATGTCCTCGTCGGATGGACATTAAATATGCCGACTGGTGTGGATGGGGAAACCCCGCCGAGTTTCCAATTTTCTCGTACTCAAAATTGGTGGCGAGCCTGAGTTTCAAAGGTGGGATTTCTCCCACCTTTTTTAATGTAAACTTGTAAAAGACATTAAGATTACATATCTAGGATATACTGAACTTACTTCTGGATTTGGTGTCAAAGCCGTGTGATGTAATCTTGGATCAAAAATAGTTAGTGAATTTTCTGTCCCGTCAAGAACCAAAGATCCATTTCTTGTTCGTACTAAAGTGCCATATTTTTTACTAGGATTTTGCAAATAAAAAATGCAACTAATTATTTGACCTTCGTGATGGGAATGATAATGATTGTCTGTATATGATTGCACATCCTCATCAAAATATAAAGTATTTTTTACATCTTCATCTGTATAAGATCCTACTTTGTTTATCCAACAGGATTCAAATTTTGCATCAAGTTGTAAATATTTTTTAGAATAATCACTTACAGAAGTGAGTACTTTTTTAGTTAAGTTTTTCCAACACTCTTTCTCTAAGAGTTTTTTTGTAAAAAACTTTTCTGCCATGATTGGAGGATGAAGTTCCTCTATTTTTCTGTGAGTTTTTAAATATAATTCTGCTTCTTCTATGAGATTTATTTGATCCTCTTTTGAAAGAGTATTGTATGATTTGTAAAAATATTTCTCATCAAAATAAAATAGTTTGTTCAAAGTATCTTGCAAATTCCCATTCTAATTGGTATAATATATAGTATGAGATTATTATTTTTGATCAAAAAATGAGTCAATACATTAAGAAGGCACTTGTGCTTGGTGCCGGTGGCTTTATTGGAAGTCATATGGTTAAGAGGTTGCGATCCGAAGGATATTGGGTTCGTGGTGTAGACCTCAAAAGACCTGAGTATTCTCCTACTGAAGCAAATGAATTCGTCCAGGGAGATCTTCGTGACGTAGATTTTGTTCGTCGTGTCCTTGAATATAAAGGTGATCGCGGAAACTTTTATCAGTCGGTTCCTTATCGTTATATTCAATCGTTTGATGAGATCTATCAGTTTGCTGCTGATATGGGTGGCGCAGGATTTGTATTTACTGGTGAAAATGATGCAGACATCATGCATAATTCTGTGACAATTAATCTCAATGTTCTGGAAATGCAACATCAGATGAATGAAAGAGTTGGTAAAAATATTACCAAAATTTTCTATTCTGGATCTGCTTGTATGTATCCAGAACATAATCAACTAGATCCCAATAATCCTGATTGCCGTGAAGAATCTGCTTACCCTGCCAACCCAGATTCGGAATATGGTTGGGAAAAACTCTTTTCTGAAAGACTATACTTCGCATATCATAGGAATTACGGTATACCTGTTCGTGTATCTCGGTATCATAATATCTTTGGCCCCGAAGGAACCTGGGAAGGTGGTCGTGAAAAAGCCCCCGCAGCAATCTGTCGCAAAGTCGCATATCTCCCAGAGGAAGGTGGAGCAATCGAGGTGTGGGGAGATGGCTTACAAACTCGTTCCTTCCTGTATATTGACGAATGCATCGAGGCAACCCGTAGAATGATGAACTCGGAGTTCATTGGACCAGTAAATATTGGTTCTGAGGAAATGGTAACAATCAATCAACTAGTTGAGACCGCTGCTAAGGTTTCTGGTAAAGAAGTTAAAAAACAACATAAACTTGATGCACCTCTTGGAGTCCGTGGACGTAACTCCAATAACGATGTGGTTCGTAGAGAACTTGGTTGGGATTACTCGCAAACCCTAGAAGAAGGTATTCGTAAGACATACGCATGGATTTCTGAACAAATTGCTAAGAAGAATAATGAAAATTGAAATTATTAAAGAACATGTAAAAAATCTGGAAGTTGGTCATCTTAGAGATATGTCTCTAAATCAAAATGACTGGTTACCTGCAGGACAAAGTGAGTATAGATTGTATGCTTATCTCTCTACGTTTTTCAATAGGAGTACTATTTTGGACATTGGTACTCGTACTGGTGGGTCCGCTCTTGCACTTTCTTATAATCCAACTAACCAAGTAATCAGTTATGACTTGGTAGAACAAGGTGCGGGTTCTATCGAAAAAGAAAATATTACTTGGAAGATTCAAGATTTCATGGAAGATGAAACTCTTGATTGGGATAATATTTCAATTGTTATGATTGATGTAGATCCACACGATGGTTCTCAAGAACGTGTTATGATGAATTGGCTACGTGATAAGGGTTGGAAAGGTATCATGATTCATGATGATATTGGTCCTGGTTGGCCTGATATTCAACTGATGTGGGATGAGATCCCTGAAGAAAAGTTTGATGTTACTGAGATTGCCCATATGAGTGGCACTGGTATTGTCAACTTTGGAAACGCACACGAAATTAGTATTGTCTGATGAAAATTACAGTACTTGGATCTAGTGGGCAAATCGGTGCCTATTTAACAGACTATTTGCGTAAAAAGGGACACTATGTTTACGAGTTTGATGTCGTAAATAATCCTCACGAGGATATGACTTTAATTCCAAATCTTCTTTTGGAAGAAAGAATTGCAGATTCTGATTTTGTATTCTTCCTTGCATTTGATGTTGGTGGATCTCGTTATCTCAAGAAGTATCAACATACTTTCCAATTCATTGATAACAATGGTCGTTTGATGGTCAATGCATTTGGACTTCTTAAAAAATATAACAAGAGGTTTATTTTTGCATCATCTCAGATGAGTAATATGAGTTATTCTCCATATGGAGTTCTCAAGAATGTTGGTGAACTTTATACCAAGTCATTGAATGGATTGATTGTTAAGTTTTGGAATGTTTATGGAATTGAAAAGGACCACGAAAAATCCCATGTCATTACGGACTTCATCCGTAAAGGTTTTGAAACTGGCGTTATTGACATGCTTACTGATGGCCAAGAAGAAAGAGAGTTTCTATACGCAGAAGACTGTTGCGAAGCACTTGAAACAATCATGGAAAACTACGACGATTTTACTCCTGAAGACAATCTTCACATCACCAGTTTCCACTCTACAAAGGTCATTGATATTGCGAGCATGATTTGTGGCCAATTTAATTTGATTGGTAAGTATGATGTTAAGGTCAAACCATCAATTGAAAAAGATAGTGTTCAACTTGATAAGAGAAACAGACCAGATACCTATTTGATGAAGTGGTGGACTCCTAAAACTACAATTGAACAAGGAATTGCTAGAGTATTTGAGGCAATGAAGAATGAACAAGTTCAAAATTAATCTCTATTGTAACGATTCTCTCCTCCCATCTACTTCAGATAAAAATACTTCTAAGTATACTGAATGGGTTTATGATGGATCTGGTCAAGTAAGTCTTTATGTAAATCAAAGATCACTTGATATTTTTCAAGATGTCTCTACTACACCAAAGTACATTTGGCTTCTTGAATCTAAACAAGTTATTCAAGGAGTTTATGATTGGATTCTTGCAAACTATGATTTTGTTGCTTCCAGAGTAGATGGTATTCTTTCCCCAGATAAAGAACTTTGTGAAAAGTATCCCAAGTTTCAATATGCACTAACTAATGCAACTCCATGGATTGAGGATCGTCAAATTTATGAAAAGACAAAACTTGTGTCTATGATCTCATCAAATAAATCTATGGTGCCTGGACACCGAAAACGACTTGAATTTGTGAATAAGTTTAAAGATCAAGTTCATCTTTATGGTCGTGGATTCCGTGATCTTGAGAGGAAAGAAGATGGCATGAAAGACTACATGTTCTCTATTGCAGTAGAGAATGCCGTCTATGATACATACTTTACAGAGAAACTAACTGATTGTTTCGCAACAGGGACAATCCCCATCTTCTATGGTTGTAGGGGAGTTACTGAGTATTTCAACGAGGATGGTATCATATTCTTGGATGATGACTTTGATGTTTCTACATTGACAGAAGAACTTTATTATTCTAAAATGGATGCGATTAAAGATAACTTTGAACGCGCAAACAATCTGCCAGTGGCAGAAGATTACCTCTACGAAACTTACTGGAAATGAGTACTTATAAAGGCTGGGAAGCAGAAGAACAGATTGCGGTTGATTATCTTGAGACTTGTCGTAGTGCAGTTGAAGATGATGAAGTCTTTGCAAAATTTAAATCACTTCAAGCATATAAAAATATTCTTGAACATGTAACTCCTCGTCAAGGGGCAGAATATCTTCAAATTGCCATGGAAATGGCTGAAGATGGTCTACTTGAAAATCTTGAGAAGTTTAAAGAGAATGATCTTATCGGAACCCCCGATAGGTTCTCTTATCCAGAAACGGGTAAAATTTCTCCAACCACAATCAGATACATTAAAAATATATTTGAGATGGCGACTCTCATTGGGGAATCTCCAATTAGTCGTGTAGTGGAAGTTGGTGGTGGATATGGTGGACTCTGTAAGACCTTAAGTGTGGTCTGTGATTTTGATGAGTATATTTTAGTAGATCTTCCTGAAGCGGTTAAAGTTCAAGAAAAGTATCTTAAGAACTTTCCAGAACTTCATGCAAAGTGTAAGTTTGTAAGTTGCGATGATCTTGAAGAAGTTAAAGATGTAGATCTTTTTATCAGTAACTATGCACTTTCTGAGTGTGATTATGATACTCAAGTCAAGTACTATAATAAATTAGTTGCAGATTCTAAGTTTGCTTACATCATTTACAACCTTGTCAACTTTAACGATTTCTACTATAATAAGTTTACTGAAATGATGAGTGAATCATTTGAATTTACCACTAGTAAGGATTATGAAAACACTGTAATTCTCGCAAAGGCTAAGGAGTCATGAACCGTATTGGAGACTATGGTGATCTGGAAGATCGCATTGTTAAGTGGATTTCAGATTATTGCATTACACACCCTAAAATTAAAAGTCTTGTAGTAGGAATCTCTGGAGGTATTGATTCCTCTGTGGTTTCTACTCTTTGTGCTTTGACTGGTATGCCAACTTATGTTGTTGGAATGCCAATCAATCAACTAGAAAATCAGGAATCTCTTTCTGATGCTCATGGAGAATGGCTTACTAAAAAATTTAACAATGTTGAATTTATTAAAACAGACATGAGTAAGGTATATGATTCTTTTTTGCAAACGGTCTCTTCAGACTTAGGAGAACAGTTCGCAATTAATAAACTTGCACAGGCCAATACTCGTTCTCGTCTTCGGATGATAACTCTTTACCAAATTGCCGGAACTGTCAATGGTATTGTTGTGGGTACAGGTAATAAGGTTGAGGACTATGGTGTAGGTTTCTATACCAAGTATGGTGATGGCGGTATTGATATTGCACCTATTGCTGATCTTTATAAGACTGAAGTGTGGATGCTTGGTGAATATCTTGGTGTAGATGAACGAATCATTTCTGCACCTCCCACAGATGGTCTTTGGGATGATGGTCGTACCGATGAAGATCAGATTGGAGCTTCTTACGCAATGCTTGAATGGGTTATGGAAAAGGGTCTTCAAGAAGATCCTTTGTTCTTGAATGAAGAACAGAGTAATGCTATTAATGTATATCAGAAGTTTCACACACAAAACAAACATAAGATGGTAGAAATTCCGACATTCAAACTATGAAAATTGGACTTATTGGCGCAGGAAGACTAGGAATTTGTCTTGCACTTCTTATGGAGAATGCAGGATATGATGTTCTTGTCTCCGATATTCGTGAGGATTATGTGGAAAACCTCAATAAAAAAATCATTTCTAGTACAGAACCATTTGTACAAGAACATCTAAAACAGGCTAAGTATATTGAAGCCACTACTGATAACAAAAAAGTTATTAGAGAATGTGATATTATCTTTACTTTAGTTGCAACTCCATCTTTGGATGATGGTTCTTATGATGTAAGTTCTGTATGGAATGTTGTTCGTGATTTCCAAGAATCACCAGATGTGGAAGGAAAAACTCTTGTGGTTGGATGTACTACAAATCCAGGAGATTGTTCAAGGTTTCAAGAACAACTTAAATCATATGGTGTGAGTGTGATTTACAACCCAGAATTTATTGCACAGGGATCTATTATTAGAGATCTTACTCATGCAGATATGGTTTTGCTTGGTGGAGATAATTCCGAAGTTTTGGAAACTCTTTCTCAAATGTATAAGAAAATTCAAGTCAATAAACCAATCATTTCTGTTATGTCATCCACATCTGCGGAAATAGTTAAGATTGCAATTAATTGTTATATGACAACTAAAATTAGTTTTGCAAATATGATTGGAGAGGTTCTAGTTCTTTCTGGACTTGAAAATGAAATAGAGGATGTTCTTTCGTCAATTGCAAGTGATAGTAGAATCGGAAGTAAATATTTGAGATATGGATTTGGATTTGGTGGACCTTGTTTACCCAGAGATAATAGGGCTTTTGGTAAATATGCAGAGAAACTAGGACTGAAATATAATTTGGGAAAAACAACTGACGATTTTAATAATGAACATGCAAAGTTCTTAAAAAATTACTTTATTAATAAAAATACTAAGAACCTTCCATTCCACTTTGAATATATTTCATACAAGAAAGGAACTGATATCTTAACTGAAAGTCAACAATACAAACTTTGTCTTGACCTTTTGGAATCTGGATATGAAGTTTATGTATCTGATAACCCACATATTATTAAACAAGTGGAAGTCTTGTTAACTAATCAATATGGTGATAAAATACACTTTGGAGAGCCACCAGAAAAAATTAATACGTTTGCAATTAAATTATGATTGGATATAATAGACTAGGAAGTAATGGTCGTCTAGGAAATCAGATGTTCCAGTATGCAGCACTTCGAGGTATTGCTGCAAAAAGAGGATATGAATGGTGTATTCCTCCAGACACTTATGACCATAAAGATAATTATGGGCTCTTTGAAACATTTGAACTAACCAATGTTAAGGAATCCAACATTGGATTTGTTGATGGTCAATATATACAAGAGAATGATCATTGTTTTATTCCAGATTTTTTTGAAGAAGCTCCAGACAATGTGAGTCTTGATGGGTATTTTCAGACTGAAAAATATTTTAGTCACATCGCAGAAGAAATCCGTGAGGACTTCACATTTAGAAAAGATTATCTCACTCCTTGCAAAGAGTATATTGATAGCCTACCTTCTAGTCCTATCTTCCTTCATATTCGTCAGAGTGACAACATTGGGCGTGAACAGTACCATCCCATTCTTCCCATTTCATTCTTTGAAGAATCACTAAGTCATTGGTCCGAAGATACTCCTTGTTTTGTCTTTACTGATGATATCGAGTGGTGTAAGAATCAAGAATTTTTTAAACAGGATCGTTTCCTGTTTAATGATAGTAATAGTAGGTATACATATAGGACTATTGATGGTACAGGACAACTGCAAAATACTCTCTTGCCACAGGTTGATCTGTGTCTCATGAGTCTTTGTTCTGGTGCCATTATTGCAAATTCTTCGTTCTCTTGGTGGGGAGCATGGTTGCAAAATGATCGCGGTAAAGTAATTGCTCCAGACCCTAAGAAATGGTTTGGTACTGCAATGTCTAACCTAGATACTTCGGACATTGTTCCTGAACGTTGGACTATTCAAGAATGGAGTAAGTGATGGCTATTTCTTTTAAAGGTTTGGGTAATGAAGGTCGTCTGGGAAATCAGATGTTCCAGTATGCATTCATTAGGGGGGTTGCTGCCAATCGTGGATTTGATTGGGTAATTCCGCCAGAAGATGCAGATCGTATGGATAATTACGGCCTCTTTGATGCATTTGAACTTAAGAATTGTGATAGAGAGGAGAACACTGGAGAGCCTTTCTATAAGACATTTGAGTATCGTGATATGCACTTTAATGAAGAGATCTTCAATAAGTGCGAAGATAATACTAATTTCTCTGGCAACTTTCAGACAGAAAGGTACTTTGAGAATATTGCAGATGAACTAAGAGAAGACTTTACTTTTAGTAAATCATATTTGGAACCTTGTCAAGAATATATTGACAGTCTTGGCGGAAAAGAAAATTGTATCTTCCTTCACGTTCGTCGTGGAAGTCCAAATTTAACTGGACGTAGAGGTGAGAAGTGGTCCTATCAAATGGTTCAGGAATACCATCCCCTTTGCAAGAAAGAATATTATCTTGAAGCCTTGAAACAGTTCCCAGAAGATAAGACAGTGATTGTGGTATCAGATTTGATTGATTGGTGCAAACGTCAAGATTGGTTGCAAGGTGATAGGTTCCAGTTTTCCGATTCATCTTATGAGACCTTCGGAGACGGTGCTGCCGTACCCTACATCGATCTTTGTCTGATGTCCCTGTGTGGTGGTGCAATCATAGCTAACTCCTCTCTGAGTTGGTGGGGAGCATGGTTGCAGAATAATGCAGGTAAAGTTGTTGTACCCGATCCTTGGTTTGGGCCTGCTTATTCTCACTATAATATGAAAGATATGATCCCCGAGAGGTGGATTAAAATTCAAAATGATCCATCCCCAATCCCTGCAGAAACATGAACGATTTAACATTCTTACTTCCTTGTCGTATTGAATCAGAAGATAGACTCAAAAATGTAATTACTTCGGTTACTTATCTTTTAAAGAATTTTCAAGACTCTAAAGTAATATTGAAAGAAGTGGATACTCATTCCCACTTTAAATTCAGAGCTTTACCTATAATTAATAAATATGCAGACACTCGCAACTTAACGCATATTTTTGAAGAAAATGATGAGAAGTTTTTTCACAAAACTAGAATCTTAAATGATCTATTAGTTGCTTCTGAGACTCCAATCGTTTATAATCATGATGTAGATGTTGTACTACCAAAAAGTAGTTATGAAACTGCTTACAATGCAATCGTATCTGGGAATATTGATGTAGTATATCCTTTTGGGTGCGGAGTATATCAGTGGGCTGTAAATTATTCTGAGTCAACTTTTAATCAATTTCTTGATTCTAATTTTAACTTCGATGTTTTGAATGACTCTAAATTTAGAGTAGCCTCTTCTATTGGTTGGGGTCAAATGTTGAAGAGAGAAGTTGAAATTAAATCGGGTCTTTGGAATGAAAACTTTATTTCTTGGGGTGCAGAAGATTGTGAATTTTATTTCAGATTAAACTCTTTTGGATTTAAAGTCGGAAGAGTAAATGCAGATATCTATCATTTTGAACATGGTAGAACATTTAATTCACACTACCACAATCCAAAGTTTATGGATAATCATAATCTATGGCAAAACATTAGAACTTGGGATGCACCTAAATTGCAACAGTATTATCAACAACAAGAGTACATTAAAAAGAGAGGAGAACAATTAAATGTTAGCGTTTAATGAACTGGGAAACATCGGCCGTCTAGGAAATCAGATGTTTCAATATGCAGCACTACGAGGTATTGCAACTGCAAAAGGATATGACTGGTGTATCCCCCCATACAATACTCGTAGAATTGATAACTATAGTTTGGCTAATTGCTTTACCTTAGGAAGTGTAAAGTCAACTAATCTTTATATTCTTGATAGAGGTTTTGCTCCAGTTGTAGCCGAAAAACATTTTCATTTTGACGAAGAACTTCTCCAACTTTGTCCTAATGATGTGTCTCTACATGGATTCTTTCAGACGGAGAAATACTTTTCACATATTAAAGACCAAATTCGTGAAGACTTTGCATTTCATAATGATTTATCTGAACCAGTCCAAGGATTTCTTTCAGAGTTAAAGGATCCAATCTTCCTTCATGTTCGTCGTGGAGATCCTAATCTGGTAGATGCTCGTGGATTTAAGTGGTCATATACTGAATGTTCAGATCAACATCCCCCACAACCTCTGGAATATTATGAGAAAGCTCTTGCAATGTTCCCAGAGGATCAGGAAGTTGTAGTTGTTTCAGATTCTCCTGAATGGGTAATTGAACAGGAACTATTCAAACCAGATCGTTTCTATGTTTCTACACCTGAAGAGAAGTATCCAGATGGATCTTATACTCCATACGTGGATCTATGTATCATGGCTAATTGTAAGGGTGGTATCATTGCAAACTCTACACTTTCTTGGTGGGGTGCTTGGTTGCAAAATAGTGCTGGTAAGATCGTAGCTCCTGAGATGTGGTTTGGGCCTTCTTATGCCCATAATGACACTAAGGATCTTTATTGTGAGGGCTGGGAAGTTATCTGATGGAAACTGTTGTAATGGATAAAAACAAATCTGCTTATAAACTCAAGGGTATGGGGCCCATCTATTATATTAATTTAGATGGACAACCAGAAAGACAGGCGTATATGGAATCAATGTTCTCACATTGGGAAGTTGACAACTACGAACGTATTTCTGCTTATGATGGCCGTGAAGATGATTTGAGTGATATTATTCATGGAAGGTATCCAGAAAATATGAGTTCTGGGGAGGTTGGTTGTGTAACTTCACATCTTAAACTCCTTAAACATTTTTTGGAGACATCTGATTCTCCGTACTGCATTGTTATGGAAGATGATGTTGATATTAGTGTTGCGAAGTATTGGAGTTTTACTTGGAACCAATTTGTTGCAAGACTTCCATATGATTATGATGTAGTTCAACTCGCCATTATTTGTCCAGGAACTCTACATGTAAATCTTCATCGTAGGTTTGTAAATGATTTTTCCACAGCTTGTTATATCATTACTCGCCATCATGCTGAAAAGGTTGTAAGATTGCATTGTCGTGGTGATAAGTACAAGCTTGACCATGCAATCAAACCTCGTGCTGTTGCAGATGATTTAATTTACAATTCTGGAAATACTTTTTCAATCCCTCTCTTCTTGTATAGAATTGAATTAGGTTCATCTATTCACCCAGAACATATTGAAATTTTCCATAGAGGATCTCATGATGGTCTTCGTAATCTTTGGGAGACTCGTGGATCGGATTTGGAAATCGCAAAACTTATGGATTATGATCCTTATCTGGGAAGAACCTCCGAGGCTCAACCACCTTCTTAACCTATTCTTAGTTGACAGAATCTGAAGAAACTGTTAAGATAACCTGACTTAACCGTGACTCAACTACTTGCACGGTTATTCATTATGTCCTATAGAACAAAAACAAATTTTTATGAAACTCAAACAACTGATGCTCGCACCTGTTGCTCTGGGAATGGTTGCTCCTGTTGCTGCGAATGCTGCGGACCTTAATATGGCAGCAGTCAACCAATATTCTACTGAACAGGTTACGAGTGTTTCGCAACTTTCTGATGTCCAACCTACCGATTGGGCATATCAAGCACTCAGTAACCTTGTAGATCGTTATGGTTGCGTAGCTGGTTATCCTAACGGCACCTATGGTGGTGGTAAAGCAATGACTCGTTATGAGGCCGCAGCACTTCTGAATGCTTGCCTTGATCGTGTAACCGAAGTGACTGATGAACTCAATCGTCTTCAAAAAGAATTTGCTGCTGAACTTGCAGTAATTCGTGGTCGTGTTGATAAACTGGAAGCACAAGTCGGCACTCTGGAAGCACAACAATTCTCTACCACTACCAAACTGCGTGGTGAAACTAAGTGGGTTCTGGGTGGTCTTTCTTATGGTGGTGATCGTAAAGATGATTACGATGCTCTTCGTGAAGCAGTTTCATTCAACTATGATGTGAAACTGAACCTGGATACTTCTTTCACTGGCAAAGATCTGCTGCGTACTCAACTTCGTGCTGGTAACTTTGATGACAGTGGTTTCGGTGCTGCTCCTACTTCCCTCACTAAACTGGATGCTGGTTTCCAAGAAAATCTTGGTAATGCTGATGGTGGTGATGTAGTGGCAATTAACCGTCTGTACTACAAGTTCCCTGCGGGTAAGGATGTAACCATTACTGCTGGTCCTCGTGTTCGCCAAGATGATATCCTGCCTGTGTGGCCTTCTGTCTACACTGCCGATAAGATCCTGAACATCTTCCAGTTCAACGGTGCTCCTGGTGCCTACAGCAAAGTTCTGGGTGGTGGTTTCGGTGCTTCGGTTAAGAAAGGTGGTTGGACTCTTGGTGGTGCCTATGTTGCTGGTGATGCAGACAAGGGCGATAGTGCTGAGGGTGGCATGTTCAATGGCAACTCTGCTGCTTCTACCACTGCTCAACTTGCCTACACCACTAAGAACTGGAACCTGACTGGTGCTTATACTTATTCTAACAATGGTGTAAGTATTCAAGGCACTCCTACTCTGACTTCTGCACTTCCTAATAGTGCAACTGGTGGGCAGACTAACTCGTTCTCTCTTGCTGGTTACTGGCAACCTTCTACCTCTGGTATTATTCCTTCAATCTCTGCTGGTTGGGGGTATAATAACTCTGGTTATACTGAAGGCGGTGATACCATTTCTCAGTCTTGGTATACTGGTCTGGTTTGGAAGGATGTACTCGCTAAGGGTAATGCTCTTGGTTTTGCAGTTGGACAACCTACCTTTGTTACCAAGCAGAACGATGTAAATGCTCAAGATGGCAACTATGCTTTTGAGGCATACTACAAGATGCAAGTTACAGATAACATCGCTGTAACTCCTGCTGTGTTCTATCTGAGCAATCCTACTGGCAACGATGGTCTTGATACCTTCGGTGCTCTGGTTCAGACGACCTTTAAGTTCTGATCTAATCAGTAAAATTTGATACACTGGGGTGCTTGACACCCCTTTCTTTTTCCTATATAATTGTGTAACAATTCGTAATAAAACGAAAATGACTGTAACTACTAATGATCGTGGCCAACAAAACATGTGGGCCAAAGAACCTAACATGTACTACGAAAACTATGGGATGTACTCACCTGCAGAAGTAAAGGAGACATACAATGGACGCTGGGCAATGGTCGGTATTATTGCTGGGGCTATTTCTTATGCTTTCACAGGTAAACTTTTCTTCGGTGTCTTCTGATGATTGAAGTACTCTGGACCATTACTACAGTTGCATTTTTTGTAACTCTAGGATATTCTGTAGAACAACTTGCTGAAACTTACTGAGAGGAAACTAAAATGAAAAACTTTGGATTTACTGAATTTGCAGAAAAACTTAACGGTCGCCTTGCAATGATTGGTTTTGTTGCTGGCGTTGGTGCTTATCTTACGACTGGTCAAGTTATCCCTGGTGTATGGTGACAGAACATAAACATCATGACATGTTAGGTCAACTTTCTATTGCCCTACAAACACTGGTAGAATCTGGTACATGGGATAATGGAGATCAACTCTCCGTTGAGATTGGTGGAGTTGCGGTAACAGGAACTGCAACTCATCCAGATGCAAATCCAAAATGGGCTAAACCATTTGGAACTGTATCTTATCAAAATGATGCATTCATCGTTATTAAAAATAAATCAAAGAATCCTGCGATTCCTTCTCAACCAAATCCTGAACTTAAACAACAACATTCTATTAATTAATATTATGCCTCAACTAGCTCCTGAAGAAAAATCTGTAGTCCCTTCAGTGGACTTTATGTTCCGTGAAAATGGAGAGTTTGTAACTCGTTCTAGTGAAGAACTCTTCAACGGAAAAAAAGTAGTTTTGTTTGCACTCCCTGGTGCTTTCACTCCCACTTGTAGTGCTTATCAACTTCCTGGATTTGAAGAGAAGTATCCAGAATTTAAGGAAGCTGGTATTGATGAAATATATTGTCTTTCTGTAAATGATGCCTTTGTGATGAACGCATGGGCAAAAGATCAAATGATCACTAATGTTAAACTGATTCCTGATGGAAACGGTGAATTCACTAGTGCTATGGGTATGCTTGTGAAGAAGTTTAATCTTGGATTTGCATCTCGTTCGTGGCGTTATGCTTCTGTCATTAATGACGGTGTGATAGAACAGATCTTTATGGAAGATGGTATTGGTGATAATGCCTCCGAAGATCCTTATGAGTGGTCCACTCCAGAAAAAATTCTAGAATATGTAAAGACTTCCACCACTACAGTGGCGGTCTGATTTTCTCCCCCGAAAGGGGGATTTTTTTATGACTAATTAAATAAATACCTAAAAAAGGTATAAGGATGGCCATCCAAAAGATAGTTAAGAAGAAAACTGCAATATCCAATCCAAATACTTATGTTGGTACTTATGGTGATATATTCTTAAACTATGATATTCCTGATCTAAGGTTTGCGGATGGTTCTACTCCTGGGGGTATTTCTCTTTCATTTGGATCTGGTGTTGTAACTTATTCTGCAATTGCTGGTGTTGCCACAGTTTCTCAAGGACTTACTGGATCTCCCAATTTAAATGTTGGTATAGTTACTGGAACATTATTTTATGGAAATGGATCTAATCTAGCTGGGGTGATAACTTCTTTAGTTGGTTACGCCACACAGGGATATGTGAATAATGCAATATCTGGGTTTGTAACTTCTGGTGGAACAATTAATTATTCAAATTATGCGAATGTTTCTGGTATCTCTACAGTATCACAAGGACTGACCGGAACTCCAGATATTTCTGTAGGTAGAGTAGGAATTTCTTCATATCTAACAGTAACTGGAGTATCTACTTTCCTTAATAATGTTCATATTGAAGGTAGTAGATCTTTAATCATTGGTGATAATGATGAACTTCAATTATTTCATAGTGGCGTAGATAGTTACATTGATAATGATAGTGCTGGAAACTTAATTATTAGAGATGGAGGTACGGGAATTCAACTTAGAAGATCTGGAGGCGGGCCAACTGCTGGGTTGATGGCTGCATTTAATAATGATGCAGGAGTTGAGTTATATTATAATAGTATACTTAAACTCCAAACATTCCAAAATGGAGTTGCAATTAATGATTCTGTAGCAATTGGAACCGCTGCTGGTAATCCCCCATATAGACTCACAGTAAGTGGTATTGGTGCAACAATCACTCAAGGTCTTGTAAACGCTATCGCAGATTTAACATCAAGTGTTGATGGATATGGACAAGTCAACATTAGAAACTCTCGTTCTTCTCCTAATGCCTCTGGTGATCTAGTTATTACTGCTGATATTGGAACAGATGTTTCAAATTATATTGATCTTGGTATCAATAATACAGGATTTAGTACATCATCTTGGACAATTAACGGTCCATTAGACGCATACTTATATACATCTAGTGGAAATTTATCTATTGGTGCGGGTTCTACAAATAAGTATCTTTCGTTATTTGCTGGTGGAACTCTCGCATCAAATGAACAAGTACGAGTTACTACTACTGGTGTTGGAATTGGCACTACAAATGCAACATCAAGACTTACAGTTAGTGGAAATTCTTTAATTACTGGTATTTCGACAATAGGCCTTGGAAATACATCAACACCACCAAGTAATTCTCAAATGAGTTTTGAATTGGTATCTAATACTCAACTAAGAATTAAAGTTCGTGGAACTGATGGAATCTTAAGATCAGCAGATATAACTCTTACATAAGGCCTTGCCTCAGACGGAAAACCGTAGTATGATAAATAGGTAAACAAATGTTACGGATCTCTAATAAATCTTAACATTGTCAAACACCCGTTAACCGAGACCTATGGGTGTATAAATTACGTCTCTCATACCCAGTCTGAGGGTGACTGGGGAATAGTATCACCACCATTTCCCTGATGGTCTTACTACTCTTTTAAACAAATGACTGCTTCAATCGCTTCACGTCAACAACAATCGAATATTTGGGAACAATTTTGCAACTGGGTTACTTCAACCGATAACCGTCTTTATGTTGGTTGGTTCGGTGTCCTGATGATCCCAACGCTGCTTGCTGCTGCTACTTGTTTCATCATCGCATTCATCGGTGCTCCCCCTGTGGACATTGATGGTATCCGTGAACCCGTTGCTGGTTCACTCATGTACGGAAACAACATCATCTCTGGTGCTGTTATTCCTTCGTCCAATGCTATTGGACTTCACTTTTACCCCATCTGGGAAGCTGCTTCTCTGGATGAATGGCTCTACAACGGTGGTCCATTCCAACTGGTTGTTTTCCACTTCCTGATTGGTATCTACTGCTACATGGGTCGTGAGTGGGAACTCTCTTACCGTCTAGGTATGCGTCCTTGGATTATGGTTGCTTATAGCGCACCTGTTGCTGCTGCGAGTGCAGTGTTCCTGGTCTATCCCTTCGGTCAAGGATCCTTCTCTGATGCAATGCCTCTGGGGATTTCGGGAACTTTCAACTACATGCTTGTGTTCCAGGCAGAGCACAACATCCTGATGCACCCCTTCCACATGCTTGGAGTTGCTGGTGTCTTCGGTGGTTCTCTGTTTAGTGCTATGCACGGTTCTCTGGTTACTTCCTCGCTGGTTCGTGAAACCACTGAGAATGAGTCGCAGAACTACGGTTACAAGTTCGGTCAAGAAGAAGAGACTTATAACATCGTTGCTGCTCACGGTTATTTTGGTCGCCTTATCTTCCAATATGCTTCCTTCAATAACTCACGTTCACTACACTTCTTCCTCGCTGCATGGCC